CGCGAGACCGTCGCGGGTCCTTCCCGCAACCCCCTCCCCACGGGCAATTCGAACCGAGGCTTTTTGCCAGTCGGGGTGCCCTGAATTCACGGTTAACGATGTTAACGACTGGTGAAACGGACGTTAACGCTGCAACGCCGCCGCCGCGTGCGGTCATGCTGAGCATCGCCGACCTGGCGGCGCGCGACGGCGTGTCCAAGCCCGCGGTATCGCGGCGCGTGAAGCAGCTGCGCGACCTCGGGCTGCACGTCGAGCTGGATGGGCAAGGCCGCGTCGCCCTGGTGCATTCGGTCCAGTACGACGAGCTGAAGGCGCGGGTCGCGGATCCTTCCAAGGCCCAGGCGCCGGCGGCATCGCTGCCGGCGCCGGTCGCGAACGGCGAGACCTACGACGAAGCGCTGCGCCAGAAGACCTGGACGGAGGCCGAGCGCGCCAAGCTGCGGCTCCTCGAGGAGCAGGGCCGGGTCGTCCGGACCGACAAGCTGGCCGATGCGCTGACGGAGTGCGGCGAGCGGATCGTGCGGGCCGTCGACCGGTTCATGGGCGGCGTCGACGACATGGCCGCCGCGGTGGCCAAGGACGGAACGGCCGGGCTTCGCATCGAGGTCAAGAAGCTGATCCAGCGGACCAAGACCGACATCGCCGACGCCCTGGCCGATCTCGCCTCGGGTGCCCCGGAGACCGAGCCGGACGACGAGCCATGAGCGCCCATCCCGGCGCCCTGCGCCTGGTGGCGCGGATGCTGGAAACCTGCATCCGTCCACCCGAGCCGCTGCCGTTCGAGGTCTGGATCGAGCGCAACATCGTCATCATCGACGGCGCCATGGCCGGCGAGCCGTTCTCCTTCGCCAACGCGCCGGCGCTGCGCGGCATCGCCGAGTGCCTCAACGAGGAACACCCGGCCAACGAGATCTCGGTCCGCAAGTGCCAGCAGTCCGGCGTCACGACGCTGGCGGAATCGTGGGCCCTCTACATCGCCGACCGCATGCCGGCGAACACGCTGTACGGCCTGCCGGGCCTCGACGCGCTGCGCGACCTCAACTCGACCAAGCTGCAGCCGCTGATCGACGCCTTCCAGAAGGAGGCGAAGCGAACCGTCATCCTGCCGCAGACGTCGCGCGCCGGGCAAAGCTCGACGACCTACGAGAAGAAGTTCATCGGCGGCTACCTGGCGCTCGCGAACGCCAATGCCGTCATGGACCTGTCGATGCGCACCACGCGCTTCGGCATCAAGGACGAGGTCAGCAAGTGGCAGGACATTCCGGGCTACGGCGACCCGGAGAAGCTGTTCTTCGGTCGCTTCACCTCGTTCCGCCGGCACCGCAACTGGAAGATCTTCCAGTTCTCGACGCCGGAGGTCGACAGCGGCGACGATGAAGGCGAGGCCGAGGGACACTGCCGGATAGACCGTCATTTCCGGCGCAGCGACCAGCGCTTCTACAATGTGACCTGCCCGGAGTGCGGCCAGCGGTTCATCCATGACCGCGACCGGCTGATCGTCGATCTGAAGCACCCGCACCGCTCGGTCTACGAGCACGAGTGCGGCCACCATATCAGCGAGGCCGAGCGGGTCGTCGCGGTGCGCGGGGGACAATGGATCCCGACGCGCGACGTGCCGCACCATGCCGGCTTCCACTACGACGCCTTCGTCTCGCTCAACATGAGCTACGAGGCGATCGCCGAGGACGTGATCGGGGCGAAGTCGGAATCCGACAAGAAGTCGCTGTTCAACCTGGATTACGCGCTGCCCTACCGGTTCCGCGGCGACGCGCCGGAATGGGAAAAGCTGCAGGCCCGGGTCGAGCCGCACCTCCTGCGCGGCCACGTGCCGGCGAGGGGGCTGCTGCTGGTCGGCTTTGCTGACGTGCAGATGCGCGGCCTGTGGGTCGAGATCGTGGCCTATGCGCCGAACGGCGAGAGCTGGTCGGTCGATGCCCTGTATGTCGACGGCGATACCGCCCGGAGCGACGGCGCCGTCTTCGAGCAGCTGAAGCGAGAGACCATAGATCGCAAATTCCCGGATGCGTTCGGCGGCGAGCGCCGCCTGGACGCGCTCGGCATCGACACCGGCTTCCGCACCCACGTCGTCTACGACTGGGTGCGCAGGGCGCAGCGCGCCCACCCGGACACGGGCCGCGAGGTGATCCTGGCGACCGATGGTCTCGACGGCTGGGGGCGCCCGGCTCTCGGTCAGCCGAAGCTGCGCGACATCGATCTCGACGGCCAGAAGGTGAAGCAGGGCGTCAAGGTCTGGGGCCTCGGCACCTGGCCGCTGAAGGCCACGGTCTACAGCGACCTGCGCGTCGAGATCCCGGAGGGCGCGACGATCGCCACGGCGCCCGACAGCTACTGCCACTTCGGCAAGTGGAATGACGAGGTCTACTTCAAGCAGCTCACCGCCGAGCAGCTGACCGACATCAAGGTGCGGGGAATCGTTCGCGGCCGTCGCTGGGACAAGACGCGCGAGAACCACTTCCTCGACTGCCGGGTCGGCTGCCGGGCCCTGGCGGAATATCTCGGCCTCGGCTCGATGACGCCGGATCAGTGGGGCCAGCTCGCGCAGCGCCGCGGGCTGCCGCCGGAAATGACCCTGCCGACGCTCTTCACGCCGCGACCCGTCGCGGCCGTCGTCGACACGAAGGATGCGCAGGCAGCGATCGACAAACGCAAGGCCGCCGACAAGGCGGCCTCGACCAACACGCCGCCGCGCGCCGCTTGGCGAGCGCGGACCCAGGGATGGTGGAACCGCCGATGACGACCAGCTGGACCACCGCAGACGTCACCGCCCTCGAGGGTGCGATCAAGAGCGGCGTCCGGCGCGTCGCCTACGCCAGCGGCACCGTCGAATATCATTCGCTCGACGAGATGCTGAAGCTGCTGGACCGCATGCGCGCAGACGTCTCGGGCGAGTCCGCGGCCAGCCAGGTCATCTATGCGGGGCGGGTGCAGTGAACGCGCTCGACCGCGCCATCGGGTTCTTCTCGCCGCGGCTCGGCGTGAAGCGCGCCCAGGCCCGCCTGCTGCTGCGCCAGTATGACGGCGCCATGTCGGGCCCGCGCCGCCAGGGCTTTGCCGGCCGGGGGAGCTCGGCCAATGCCGAGATCGGCGGCGCGCTTCGTCCGCTGCGCGACCGGGCGCGGTCGATGGTGCGCAACACGCCGCACGGTCACGCGATCGTCGACGTCATGGTGCGCCATGTGGTTGGCACCGGGATCACGCCGGTGTGGAACACCGGCTCCGACCGGGTCGACAACCAGGTGCGGGCGCTGTGGGAGGCGTGGACGGGCAGGGCCGACGCCGAGGGCGAGCTCGACTTCTACGCCCTGCAGGCCCTGTGGGTCCGCTCGATGATCGAAGGCGGGGAGGCGCTGCTGCGCTTCGTCGACGTGCGCCTGGCCGAGGATCGCCTGACGCCGCTGCGGCTGCAGCTCCTCGAGGGCGACCATATCGACTCCAGCCGCGACGGCACCGTCGAGGGCCAGCGGACGCGCCTCGGGATCCGTCTCGGTCCGTGGGCGCGCCGCGAAGGCTACTGGCTGCACGAGAATCATCCGGGCGAGGCGATCGCGAGCTGGACGGCGGCGGGCTACACGTCGAACTACGTGCCGCGCGACCAGGTCGTGCACCTCTACCGGCCGCTCCGCATCGGGCAGTTGCGCGGCGTCACCTGGCTGGCGCCGGTGTTGCTGCCGGCCAAGGACCTCGCCGAGCTGATGCAGAACACGCTGGTGAAGTCCGGCGTCGAGGCCTCGTTCGGCGGCATCATCACCAACACCGGCGGCGCCGCCGTCAACATGGGGCAGGCGATCGATCCCGATACCGGCGACCTGACCATGCTGCCCGAGCCCGGCATGATGCTGCAGCTCAAGGCCGGCCAGGACATCAAGTTCGTCGAGCCGAAGACGTCGACGCAGTTCGAATCGGTGGCGATCTCGACGCTGATGGCGATGGCGGCCGGCACCGGCCACACTTACGACCAGATCACCGGCGACCTGCGCCAGGCCAATTACTCCTCGCTCAACGCCGGCAAGATCGAGCATCGGCGGCTGGTGGAGCAGGTGCAGTGGCACGATGTCGTGCCGCGCTGCAACCGCGTCGCCGACCGCTTCATCGACCGCGCCATCCTGGCGGGCAGCCTTCGGCCGCGGGCCGACGGCTATGCCCGCGACTGGGTACCGCCGGCGCACGAGCCGATCGACCGCAAGAAGGACATGGACGCCGACGTCGCCGCGGTCCGCGCCGGCCGCCTGTCGCCGCAGGAGTTCATCTCCCAGTGGGGGCGGGACTGGAAGAAGGTCGTCAAGGACAGCCAGGCCTTCTGGAAGTTCTGCGACGAGAACGGGATCGTGCTCGACATCGATCCGCGCAAGGCCGCGCCCGGCGCGGCGTCGGCCAGGGCACCGGCCGCTGCGCCCGCCGAAAGCGACGACCCACCCGAAACGCCGGACGAGACCCCGGACGACGAGGACGAAGAATGACCCAGATCATCGATCTGCCGATGATGCGGCGCGACGCCGAGCTGCGCGCCGACACCTTCAACGAGTCCGACTATACGATGGACTGCTGCTGGACGACCGGCGCGACCGGTCGCCGGGTGTCCTGGTCGGAGGGCGCCTATGACGAGGAGCTGGTCGTCTCGCCGAACGCCGTTCGCCTGGCCCGCCTCAATGCGGGCGCTTCGCTGCTCGACGCCCATGCCGGCTACAGCTGCGCCGCCGTGATCGGCTGCGTCGTCCCGGGCTCGGCCCGCATCGCCAACGGCATGGGCACTGCCCAGGTGCAGCTCAGCCGCGCCGCCGGCGACGCCGACATCGTGCAGAAGATCCGCGACCGGATCATCCGCAACATGTCGGTCGGCTACGTCCGGCATACGATCGAGAAGACCGAGCGCGACGGGGCGGTGCCGCTCTGGCGCGTCACCGACTGGGAGCCCTACGAGCTCTCGGCCGTGCCGGTCGGCTTCGACGCCGGCGCCCAGTTCCGCAGCCTGCCGAACCGGGAGGAGGCGCTCTATCCCTGCCGCATCGTCGGCGCCAGCGCGGTCGCGACCGCGAGGGCCCGGTTGCGCATGCAGGCGCGTGGCCTCGCGGCCATTCGCTAACACCGTCGTTTCAGCGCCGCCTGCACCTCGGGGCAGCAGGGCTACGGCACGTTTGCCCCGTTCAATCGTCTCAGGAGAACCACGATGAAGGCCTATCGCCTGTCGATCGCGGCGGTCGCTGTCCTTGCTGCGCTCGCCGTCACCACGCTGCTCGCCGTCCCGGATGCCCAGGCGGCTGTGACCGCACTCTTCAACTGGCCGACCGCCAATCCGGTGGAAAGCCTCCAGATGGCCACCGCCCTGGCCGGCCTGCGCGCCACCCACGGCGAGCTGACCACCCGCATCGCCGCCAAGCTGGCCGAGCTGGTCGACGGGCTGCCCGAGGCGGACGTGCGCCGCATCGAGGGCGAGCATGACGAGCTGGTCCGCCAGGCCGAGGACGTGCAGCGCCAGATCACTGCGGCCGAGGCAGCCGAGCGCGCAGCGCCGGCATCCCCCGCTGCCGCGGCTCAGGCCGCCGACGCGGCGATCCGCACGGAGCGCACGCGCGTCGCCGCCATCAACGAGATCGGCACGCGAGCGGCGCTCCCGGCCACAGACGTTGCCGCCGCCATCACGAATGGCGAGTCGGTCGAAGACTTCCGCCGCCGCGCCTTCGATGCCTTGACGTCGCGTCAGGCTTCGGCGCCGACCGCTTCGGTCAATGCCAGCATCACCCGCGACGAGACGGACACCCGCCGCCGCGCCATGTCGGGCGCCCTGGTGGCCCGTCTCGCTCGCGCCTCGGGCGAGCGCAACGTGCAGATCCCGGAAATGTCCCGCGCCTATGGCGAGATGGGCCTTGCCGAGATGGCGGCCGAGGTCATCGGTCATCGCGGCCATCTGCGCACGCCGCGCCAGGTCGTCGAAGTCATGGAGCGTGCGTTCCACAGCACGTCGGATTTCCCGGGCATCTTCAGCGATGCGCTGAACACCCGCTTGCTGGGCCGCTACCAGCAGGCCATGCCGACCTATCGCCTGTTCTGCGCGCCCTACGTCGCGACCGACTTCCGCGCCATCAACGTGGTGCGGGCCGGCGACTTCCCGGCGCCGCAGCGCATCCTCGAGACGGGCGAAATCCCGGCCTCGACCTTCGGGGAGAGCAAGGAGCAGCTGACCGTGCACCCCTACGGCGTGCGCATCGGCATCTCGCGCCAGATGATCGTCAACGACAATCTGGGCGCGATCGACCAGATGCTGGGTTCCTACAGCGACGTCGTCCTGAACTGGGAGAATGGCCTGGCCTTCGAGGCCCTGGTCAGCAACTCCTACACGGGGCCGACGCTGCTGACCGACTCGACCGTGATGTTCCACACGAGCCACGGAAACGAGACGGCGTCCGGCACGGCGATCTCGATCGCCTCGGTCGGTGCAGGCCGCGCGAAGATGATGAAGCAGACCGGCATCAACGGCCGCAAGCTCAACCTCCAGCCGGTTACCATCCTCACCGGGCCGGATCGCCTGACCGAGGCCGAGCAGCTGGTCGCGACGATCAACCCCGCCTTGATCGCCAATGCCCAGACGGACTGGATGAAGCGCCTGCGTCCGGCCGGCGATGCCAACATCGAGAACGACCACTGGTATCTCTTCGCGGATCCCGCGGTCGCGCCGTGCTTCGTGTATGGCACGCTGCAGGGCTTCGAAGGCCCGCGCCTCAGCGTCAACGACCCGTTCACCGTGCAGGGCATCGAGGTCAAGCTCGAGCACGATTTCGGCGTCGCGGGCATCGACTATCGCGGCGCCACCCATAACGAAGGCGCGCCGCCGGCGTAACGGCTGGTTGCCCCGCCCGGCGCAGCCCTGCTGCGCACTGGCACTCCGGCGCCACGGCGCCGGAGTCTCCCGTCTTACCTGATCTTCTCGTTTCACGGAGTCTCACATGAAGAACTACAAGGGCTCGGGTGACATCGTCACCGTTGCGGCCCCGGAAGCCGCGTCTTCCGGCGAATTCCTGCTCAAGGGCGGGATCCATGGCGTCGCCGGCATGGCGGCCGACAATGCGGCCAGCGTCCCGCTGCATCGCACCGGCGTCTTCACCCTGCCCAAGGAATCGGGCGCGGCGTGGACCCAGGGCGACCGGCTGTTCTGGAACCCCTCGACCAAGGTCTTCAGCAAGGACACCAGCGATCGTCCGGTCGGCGCCGTTGCCGCCGCGGCGGCCGGTTCCAGCGACACGACCGGCGACGTGCTCCTGCAGGCCGAGGGCGGGCTGCGGATCGTGGGCGGGCAGCACACCACGGTCACCGCGACCGACACGGTGGTCACCGGCCTCGCGCAGGTCGTGGCAGTCGTGGTCAGCTACGGCACCGACCCGGCGGACGCCAACACCTACGTCTCGGCGACCATCGGCGACCAGGCGGGTGCGCCGGCCGCCGGCTCGGTGATCATCAAGAGCTGGAAGCAGTCGGGTTCCG